CCGCCCACGGCGGCTAGCCGCTTGATCTCACTTGGCAGCGCGGTCAACGCAGCAGAGGCGCTAAACGACGCGTTCGCGATGCCAACATGGCTGATCAGCACCGGATTGGTACCGGTGTTGGGTGCATTGACCAGCGCGGCGCGGCCGGCGGTGGTGACTTGGAGCTTGAGACCGGGCATGTCGGGGTCCAGTTACTGGGCATCCATGAGCAGGCGCCGGTAGACGGCTGGCCGCGCGACGGCGAGTACGCCGATGCGGGCCTCTGCTTGGAATCCCTGGGTGAAGGTGAAGTGGGAACGGACGGGCTTGGTGCGCTCGACCTCGGCGATAACCTCATTGACGAAGCGAGACGTTGCGGTCTGACCATCGGTGCCGGTCAACGTGAGCGTGAGCTCGAAAGTGTGTGGCGCGCCGCGCGGGTCGGTCTGCCACCACTCGCGGATGGCCACCGCGCCGCCGAACGACTCGACCACCATGCGGACACTGTTGGCGGTGCCCTTGCGGCGCTGGATTGCCATAGCGCTGCGCAGGCGCGAGCGCTTGACCGCATCGCTCCAGTCGGCCTTCCAGTCGTCGACCGACAGCGTCCACGCCAGCCACGGCAGATGGCCAGCCGGGCACGTGTCTGGATTCCACAGATCCGGGTACGGCAGCGGGATCGCTTCCAGGCGAGCGGTGACCGCCGCCAGGGCGCGCTCCATCGGTGTGGTGTTGGGCGGCAGCGGTGAGTTACTCATCGATGCCGGCGTGCACGATGTCGATCGCGGTGCAGTACGCAGCCTGCGTGCGGCTGATCCGAATGTCAGCGGCAGGCGAGTCCAGCTCAACACGCTGCACGCCATCGACAAACAACTTGGCCTTGATGGCGGACTCGGGCACGTCGCGGCCGATGCGGTGGGCCTCTGCAAGATAGGCCAGCAGGCTGCGCATCGCCTCGCGCATGACCACCGCCGAGTCGGGGCCGGCGTAGGTGTAGACGCGCCCACGGATGGCGTACAGGACGATCTCGGCGCTCTGGACCGCTACCTCGTCGGTCAACGGTCGCACGTCGGCATCGGTGAGGACGGCGGCCACTTCGTCGAGCAGTTCCTGCGGCGCGGTGCCGTCGCCTTTGCGCGATTGCACGGTGACCAGCACTTGCCCAGGTGCGGGGCTGGTGGCGCTGGCGTCCATGACATCGGCCGCCGCGCTGAGCGCGTGATAGATGTACGCGCCCTCGGGGCCGGCAACACTGAAGCCCTCTGGCGCCAGCTGGATGCGGCGGCGGAAGTCCACGTCCGACTCATAGGTCGGTGCAATGCCGGTCTCCGGCTGTCCCGGATCGAGCACCAGGCGCGCGACACCGAATAGCGCGCCCAGGTGATCGAGGTTGGTACCGGTGGCGAAGGCCAGCATGGTCTGCTGCGCCTTGTCGTTGGCGCGCTGGCGGATCAGCAGCTCGCGGGCTGCGAACAGCTGCAGGAGTTTGTAGACCGGGTCTGCTTCGGTGAGCGCGGAAAACTCGGGCATCAGCCGGCGAAACTGGGCTAGCGCCTCAGCGAAAATCGTCTCGAAGTCCAGCGCCTCTATAAGGTCGGGAGCTCGGAGCCTGGATAGATCTACCGCCGTGAAGGAGGCCATAGCGCATGAGGAGGGAGGGGGTCGTTATAGACTCCCCTCGTTGCGCTAATGGGCCAATGCGCTTGTCTAGTAAAACCTAAAACTACACTAAGCGATTGGTGCGGTCCCGACAGATTGCATGCTCATACAAATCACTCAAGGCTCATTTCCCGAACTTTAACTCGGTGCCGTTCGATATCCTCGGCCGCCGCACGCAACTGTTCCTGCGACAAATCTCCATAGCTGGCGACATCGGACATGAAGCCGTTAAAACGTTTTTCCATTCCGTCCATGCTGATTCCATCTATCAAAGACCTGCGGAATATTTTTCTTGCTAGCTGATATAGCTCTCGCGGAAGTTGATTGGTCACCATTCGCTGCGCCATCCAGAGATAGATGTCAACGATCTGAAGTCCAATTGAGTTGCTGCTATCCATAACAGTTATCTCTCTGGCCGGGTAGCCTCTTCCAAGAAGTTCGTCAACGTCCATGTGCTTGTATAGTGGATGATTCAGAATAGCCTGCCTGTCCTTGAGTGGCGCATGCTGCATGCCCTGCTTTATAAGTCCTTGCACCCTGTGGGTTTCAATCTGAGCTTTGTTGAACTCATTTTGTCGATCGACAATGATTGAAGATGCATCTTTTAGTCCCTTGCTTCTGAGCCTTCTAGCCAAAGCGCTCACGACGAACTGGAAGCCAACAGCATTGGGAGAGACGATTTTTTTATCCGGATAGCCAAAATCCAGTGCCATTGGATTCTTTATTCCGTATGAAAGGGCGTCCAATATGATCTCTATGCTTCTATGATCCAGGCCGCTATTTGATGCTCTTGCTTTTATTTCTGTAAGTAGTTCGACGATATCCGCTTCGCGCCTATCAATATTACGGTCCGTGCACAAGCTCCACGATTTGCGAAGTAGGTCTTCGTCCAAGATGTAGGCTAGCTTATGGATTATCACAAATCGCATGGGCGTCCAATAACTTTCCCATCTGACTGCGGGATTTAGTCCAGCATCAAAAACCGCATCAAAGAAAAGAACTATGGCATGCGTCCTTTTTTCTATAAAATAATAATCAAAATCAAAGCTCATCTTGTCTTGGAGCTTGAGAAGTAGATCTGAGATTTTTACTATTCCAGATGTGCGCAGATCTTTGGCGTGAAGTTCAGTTGATTTAATCGTTTGAAGCATCCTCTTATGAAGATCAACTCCGATTGCATCGACATTCATTCTGCTTGATAAAACGCCATAGCCTAGCCTCGGTTGATCCTTATTAAAGAGATCGTTGCCCGTGTTTCCAGTCTCATCGATATGAAAGAACATTGATTTCGCTTCCTTGTGGATATTTTTTAAATTAATAATGGAGACTGATTTTCAATTCAGAGGCAAACATCGGAAGCTGAATTTTTTGAGGATAGCTCAGATATAAAATTAGATTTACTCACTAATCTAACGCATGGGATCTTGCCGATTGGATACTTTTCAAGGCGGTAAACAAATTCATCGCCGAAATCGATGTAGACGGGGCGCGTAGCGGCGAGCCAAGTGCTATGAGGGCGCAGCCAAGAGTACTGGTGATGGCCGATGTATGCTTCTTCGAACATCTCTTGATCGTGAGGCAAGAAGAAGATACGCCCCATGTCTGAATCTGGAAGCCTCTTTCTGTCTTCCTGAATTAGAGAGCGTTTAAAGTACATTCCGCAACTTGTCCCCCGATGATTTGGATGTTCAACTGGATACCAAACTAGATCCTTTGCCCAATCAAGCGTGGGGTCCGGGAGAATATGATGCACCTTGAAGGTCTTGGCGAACTTGGTGCCGTCTATAATCCATACTAAATTCTGATAGAAATCTTCGCGTGACTGCCGCTCGGCGTCAGTCATTGCAGAATGCTGGATTTCAACATAAATCCCCGATTGCGTCCTCACGTCACAGCGGTGTACCTCTCCATCAGGAGCTTTGTGATTTATCTCGCGGCATTCCAAGGGCCAATTGGCTTGCCAATCTAAATGCCATTGAGTCATGCCCTCCCACCAAGGATCGCAGTCGAGGCGTCCTTTGTGTGCCCAGTGGTGAATAAGCTTCGGGCCACATTTGGCGATCATTGCAGACCCGCAGGTTGGGCATTCACCCTTTGCTCCAGCAATAGGAGGTGATCGCACGCCACCCACAAGCGCTAATCGAATTGAGTTGCGTGTCATCGAAGTGCAACCAGGAATGTGGCAACACTAGCAATTGCGGTGCCAAGCACTGCCAAAAATAAGCGCAATGCGAAACGCTTCGCGGTCAATTTCTGATGACGGCGTATCGCTTTTTTGTCTTCTTCTTCGCGTGTCTCCATCCGAGCGATGGCATCTTCGGAAACATCTAGTCCTCTTCGCTCAAGCTCAGCCTGGGCAATGGGCAATGCTTGCTCGTTAAAATGGCCTTTTGCCCAACGCTTCAGCAAGTCGTCGTCACCGATAAGACGCAGCGAACCCCTGATCGTTTCGTCAGATATTTCCATCGAAAGGCACCCCCGAGTTCCCCGTCTCGTGAGTCTAATTCGCCTAAACCTCTATGCACAATGCCGCTTAAAGCTGAGTTCGCTTGTCGTTAGTGCGCAGCACGAACTAGCGATGCTCCGACGTCCCCCCGCCCTGAGTAGCGGCCGCGTTTAGAGTCCGGGGTTAATGATATCGGTGTTTGCCAGATGTTGGGCATAAGCGGACGGCGTCATGCCGCCAATTGCTTTCTTGGGTCGGTCCTCGTTGTATTCGCGTCGCCAGCGTTCGATCTCGGTGCGCGCGTGCAGCAGCGTTGGGAACCAGTGTTCGTTGAGGCATTCGTCGCGCAGCCGGCCGTTGAACGATTCGACGTAGGCGTTCTGGTTTGGTTTGCCCGGCTGGATGAGCCGTAGCTGCACACCCCGGTCATGCGCCCAGGCAACCATCGCTTTGCCGCAAAACTCCTTGCCGTTGTCGGTGCGGATCACCTGCGGCAGGCCGCGACTGTGTGCCAACCGATCCAGCACGCGCGCAACGCCGTGCCCGGAGATCGCGCGTTCCACCTCGATGGCGACCGCCTCGTGCGTTGCGTCGTCCACGATCACCAGACACTTGATCACTCGGCCGTCGGCGGAGCGGTCGAACACGAAGTCCATCGACCAGACCTGGTTGGCCTGCGCTGGCCGCAGCAGCGGCTGACGCTCGCCAACCGGTACCTTCTTGCGCTTGCGGTGCCGCACTTGTAGCTGCTGCTCGCGATACAACCGCTCCACGCGCTTGTAGTTCACCAGGCGTCCTTCCTGTCGCAGCTTGAGATAGATCATCCCCACGCCGTAGCGGCGATGGCGATGCGCCAACGCAAGAATGCGCTCGCGCAGTTCGCCATTGCGGTCTTGGCGTGGGCAATAGCGCAGCGCGCTGGCGCTCATGCCAATCGCCGCCAAGGCACGACGCTCGCTAGCACCACGCCCGATCCACTCGCGCACCAGCGCACGACGCGCCGGTGCGCTCACCACTTTTTTCGCAACGCATCCTTGATCAGGTCGTTCTCGAACAACTGCTCGGCCAGCAACTTCTTTAGCCGCGCGTTCTCGGCCTCAAGGTCCTTGAGCCGCTTGGCGTCGGGCACGCTCATGCCGCCGAATTTGCTGCGCCACAGATAGTACGAGGCCTCACTGAAGCCATGCCGCCGGCATAAGTCCTTGATCGCTATGCCCGCTTCGGCTTCGCGCAGGAAGCCGATGATCTGTTCTTCGGAAAAACGCTTCTTCACGTCCAATCTCCTTGGGGTAGGGAATTGGACTCCAAACTGAGGTGCTACTCAAAATTGGGGGGACGTCGGCTCGGACAGATGATTAATCAGAAAATCCAGAATCATCTTGTGGTCTGACTGATTGAAGCCCAACAGCACACGCTTGTTGTATCGCGCTCGTGGTCCGCCAGGCCGCACCTGTTCGGTCAGCCCCTCTTGGTGCACACGCGCGATGCGCGATACGCGCCCCACGAATCCCACGCTCACCTGGTTAGGGCTGGCGCTGATCTTGAAGTACTTGGCCTGCCGCAGCTTGGCGAACATCTTCTTGCGCTTGACTCTGCCCGCCTTGTCCCGCAGTTGTCCCTTGCGCGGCGCATACGGTGTGCCTTCGGGTGCCTGTTGCTTGCCGATGCGCTGGCTCTGCGAGCGTCGCAACGCGGTGCCGACCTTGCGTGCCAGCTTGCGCCGCTCGCCCTCCTGCAGGCGTGCCAGCAGCGGTGCGGCCCAGGTCTCCAGCGCTGTCAGCTCATCCATGTGGGATCGATCGCCGGCTCGGGTGCATGGGTGATGTTGTAGCCGCCGCCGTCCTTCGCGGTCACCACGACGCGTTCGGTTAGCGGCAACTTGATCGACAGATCCACCGCATCGTTGCCGAGGATGTCGGCCTCGAAGGCGATGTCGCCACGGCGTGCGGGGTTGGACAGCAGCTCGGACTGATTGACCTGCACCCATTCCAGCAGCGGCAGCATCACGCTGTCGGGGTGGCCGGCGTAGTCGGTCACGATCAGGTTGAGGGTGTACTGGTACTCGAACGACAGCCCCGGCTGGAACGTGCTGACTAGGCTGCCGGCATCGATAAACACCAGCAGCCGGTCGGCATCGCGTGCCAGGTCCGGCAATGCCGCGACCAGATGCGCGCGCAGGCTGGCGGGCTTGATCATGGCGCCGGCTCTGGTGCATGCAGGTCGATCCAGTCCTGCAGAGCGCTCAGCTGCGCGGCGGTAGCGTGGCAGCTGGTGTAGTTGTCGGCGACGATGTCGGCAATGCCAGAGAGCGTAATGCCGGCGGCCGGCGCATCAGGATCTCCGGCGGGCGGCCCGGCAGGGTTGCCCGTGGCGGCGGCGTCGTGCAGCCGCACAAAGCCAGCAGGGATAGCGCAAGCAGCGTCTGCTTTCTGGGTGACATAGATCGGGACCTCACGGGTGATGGTGGCGCCGGCCTCGCGCACAATCTGCACGCGGTCGACGTACTGCGTCACGACAGTGGTGGAGCCTTTAGCGCTGTCGCGTTCCGCCTCTGCCTGGCGCTTGGCCTGCAGCGCGGCATCGCGGTCTTTCTGCGCAGTGCTGACGCGCCGCTCCTGCCACACGCAGCCACCGACGAGCACTGCAATCAGCGCCAGCAGGATGATCAGGCGCGTGACCATCAGCCGACACCCAGGATCTGCAGGGCGCGCTGCGTGCGCGTGACGCGATCGCTGTGGCC